CCACATGTGCCTGTGCCACATGTGCCTGTGCCACATGTGCCTGTGCCACATGTGCCTGTGCCACATGGGCCTGTGCCACATGTGCCTGTGCCATCTGTGCCTGTGTTTAAACCATCTATATCCGAAGCAGCCATTATTAGAGCTAAAGCCCTAGGGCTTCCTTATCTCAAGAAAAGGCAAAGTGCTCAGAAAAATACGCCTGTTTCGCAAGACTTGGAAAATGCCTGTTCTACTTACGCAGTTTGCGGATGTGGGAAAACGTTTAAAGCATCCGCAAATCTTCTTAGTATCAGCTGTAATTGCGGATGTATATTTACCTTCGGTCAATAAGATTTGGAGTTTTATGCGAAAATTTGAAAAAAATTAAACACATTTTTTTTAAAAAAAATGCCAGCAGTTACTGTAAACGGAAATATTGTAACTGTGAATGTTAAGCCCCATATGATAGTGTTTCAAAAAGACCAGCTAGTTGGTTGGCATTTAGCTGGCGATACTAATACCATACACATTCTTCTTACAACAAATCGGTTTGACGTTAAAGTTACTAATGATCAAAACTGGAACGAGGCTTTAGTTCAGCTGACTGAACTTTGTAAAAAATAAATAGGATTACTATATAGATATGAAAACGCTACGAAAGCCGTTGTCATCGCGGCGGCGGCAGGGTTTAAGAAAAACGCGGGGTGGTTCCAAAATATATAATACTAGCGGTCAAATCAAAAATCTTAACGAAAAGTTTCAGGGAATGGATTTTTTCAGAAAAATGGTTGGAAGTACACGCGAGCATGCTATTGCGAAAATTTTACAAGAACACCCGCACCCAAACATTGTTAATATTTATCAGGTTAAGGATAAATATATAGATATAGAGATGGTTAAACCTATTACAGATAACGTTGTTTTCCCTGATGACCAAATGGTTTTGCTAGTTGCCGCCATGAGAAAAGCCAAAGATCATTTACAAAGTTTAGGAATCATGTATGTTGATTGGAAACCGGATAATGCTGGATTAAGTGTTGATGGACAGTATAAACTATTTGATTTCGATGCTTCCGGAATAGTTGGAAAATCAAAAAAATGGAATATTTCTCCTCCTGTGTATTATTGGTCTTATAGTCAAGCAGTCGCAAATGGAAAGACAGATCCAGTTGAAATAGATGATTTTGCGTTCGATATAGGGTTGGTCAGAAAAGATTATACGCCAATTATCACGTGATCTTACTGTTGAATTTGGGGCACTATGTTGTTGTTCGGTTGAATGATGTTGTTGTTCGGTTGAAATATGTTGTTATCGATATTTTGGACAGGATCCAGATTTAGAGTGTTGAGGATATTAAGCATGATGAAACACTGGTCTTCGGTTGCTTGGTCAAGAATAACGTGGAAATGGTTTTGCCAAATCTCACACTGGGCGTCAAATGGCACGATCATTATATTTTCCAGCTCTGGATTATCAACGTCCTTTCCGTCATCATCGTTTAGTCCGTTTTCAAGCGTAAGAACCATATAACTCTTAAGACGAGCACCATCAATCAGACTTATTAGAGCGTTTACAATGTCAATAAATGTGACATTGTCGTCGGTCACGGGCAACGTGTTGTAAATAGGGGCATTAAGCATATGTAGGATTTGGGAAACGTTCATATTGGGCGTGTTTTTAAACAAACGTACTGCCGCCTTTAAACTTCAATTTTTGTTTTCCATCTTAAACCGGTATATCTTTACTCTATCTCGAACAACCAGATATTTTAAATTACTAGAGTCGTTTTTAGACCAATGAACATTGGAAACGGGCACTTTTAGAATTTTTTGCTACCGAAATCTTTTCCCGAAGTGCCGGTTTGAAATGTTCGGCGCTCTAATCATATATCCTTCAGCCCCACCCGAATTTCTACATGTGTGCTTAATTCTTTTCACATCGTAAATCAAATTCATCCAATCGTCACAATACCAGTTCTTGATTTCTTCTGGAAGTAGATATTTAAATATTTCATAATGGGTTTTATGTACAAAACACTGGGTTAAAATTCGCGTATTATTAACTTCCGTTGGGCCAGTCATGCCTATATTATTTGTGCGGTTCAGAGTCTTAATGGATTCATTCACCCACCCCTTATTTATAAATTGTATATCGCCCCCTAACATATATAGATAGTCGAAACCTTCAGCTTAGGCCAAGTCGGCTAGTTTATTCCACATTTTTTTTAGCCAACCCTTTTCTATATCTAACTTAACTGTTTCGAGCCCTATATTGTATAATTCGGTAGACTTTTTCACTTCTGCTACATATATACTGTTGTTGTAATAACTATTATCTGCGTCAAAGCCTATGAAAATTTCATACGCGTGCTCTGAGCATATTGTTGTTCCGATTGAATGGATTGTTTTATAATTAAAGGGTCTTTATCCCACGTTTCACTCGACTTTGACGGGATTAAAAATGCGACTTTCATTTATATATATTAATCATTATTTATTTAAATCCTCTGTAAAAGACTACCATTTAACAGGTTATTTGTCGATGTTTTGCTAGGCATATTAACCAAAAAATTGAACTGGGGGTGACATTCAAATTTAGTTGCTGATACGGGGTAGCTGCGTTGGGCTCATAACTCAAAGGTCGGTGGATCGAAACCACCTCCCGTAAGTTTTTTTGACGTTTTTAATTCCAGTGGATTACATATCCAAGGGCTGGGCTTAGCTCCACTGTGGAATCCGGAAATAGCCTTGATAGCTCAGCCATTATTTTTGGTACGTAAGACTCTATGGGGTAGGCAAACAGCGATAGGGATAATGCCTGAAACGGCTTCATATAAAGGCGTTTGCCCTTTAGAGCATGACTCATGACACCGTCGTAAATTGTCTTTACCTCTGCGTCGATATACATTTGGGTTTGGATTTCAATAGAGTTGTTTTCGCGCTCAATAAGGGCTTGTCGTGTGATTGGGGTAAGAGTTGCGTATGCTTCGTTTGTGAAGAAATATGCCAGCAGGCTAAGAGTAATTAGACGCATTTTTTTTGCCTGGTTCTGATTGTATCATATGTTTCAATTTTTTACGACTTCCTTGAGAAGACAGACGGTACCGGCACTTCACGGTGCCCCTTAATGGGGCACAACTTCGCAGTATGCTTAATCAAAAAATTGATTATGTATTGTATTTTAGCAGGGTTTTAAAATAAAAATAAACATGTCTTGTTTTGAAGGCGGCAGCATTGTGTGTAGTCTTACATCAGCAATAGGAATTATTATTTCTCTTGCTTTTGTAATTATCGGAATCAGTTTTGTGATCGCTGGGGCAATATGTTACAATAAGCCCTCTTCAACTAGTTTGAGCACAACCGATTGTCAGGGCATATATATTACAGGGCTTGTATTTGTATTTATATTGGGAATAATAATGGTTTATTTCATCGCCGATTATATTCTTGATAAGTGTTTTGAGATTGAAACCCCTACAAAAATTCGCAGTGGTAGTGGTAATAGTAAAAAAAATAAAAAGGCCGTTTTGACAAGTATTCAGTACGTTTGATTGTTTAGTTCTGTTTACTAGAGGGGCAAATAGAAAAATTGAACCATATGTATGTTTTTGATTGTTTTTAAAATGCCCGATTGTGTCGTTTGCTATGAAAGTAAGAACGTTAGAGTCAGCTGTGCGAAATGCGGTGCTTTAGCTTGCGTTAGCTGTTTTCAGACGCATTTGTTGAACTCTACGCTGACGCCGTGTTGCCTGGGCTGTCGCACTGGACTTTCGGACGAGTTTGTTATTCAAAACACGCTATTAGGTTGGCGAATCAAGAAGTATAAACCTTATAGGGAGCAACTACTTTACGAGTCAGAAAAGGCACGACTTCCTGATACGCAGGTTCACGCGGAGATATATCAGAAAGCTAGGACGCTGTTTAAGAAGGCTTCTGAGGAGCTGGCTAAAGTGGAGGCTGAGTGGGGCCAAGAGAAAGTTCGAGACGAAACACTGTTGAGTTTGGATAAACGCCTTGCATTATGGACACATCAATCTAAAATTCATGTGCCGAAATCCATAATAAATGCGTGTAGGCCGTCAATCAATAGTTTCGGCCTATGGGATTTTGATGGCCGAAAGATTGTTAAGGGCGAGCGCAAAGTTGCCGTAAAGGCCTGTATTACAACCGGTTGCCCTGGTTTTCTAAATGCGGATTTTAGTTGTGGGCTTTGTTCTACGGTTGTCTGCAAGGCTTGTCACGAGGCAAAGGTTGTTGGTGAACACGTATGTAACGAAGACACGGTCGCAACCATTAAGGCCATTAAGGCAGAGACTCGCAGTTGCCCTACGTGTGCTACATTGATTTCTAAAATCGATGGCTGCGACCAGATGTGGTGTACGCAGTGTCAGACCACGTTTAGTTGGCGAACGGGCCAAGTTGAGGCAGGGCACACGCATAACCCGCATTACTATGAGTGGATGCGTAAAAACGGTGGGTTGCCAAGGGCACCTGGTGACGGGGGCGGTAATTGTGAGTTGCCCCATATTCAGGAGGTTCAAGGGGCAATTACTAATAAGGAGACCCTGTTAAAAATACGCGGTGGGGTTACTGATGTGATGTCGCCTAACGATAAACTTGTCTTAAGTTTGTTAGAAACTCATAGAGAGCTTATTCATGTTGAACACGCTGTTCGTCTATCACTACATACGGGGGCACCTGATAACTACGTGCTACGCGTTAAGTTTCTAACAAAGGAGATTACGGAAGATAAATTTAAGTCTCTTATTCAGCAGCGCGATAAGGCATATCGTAAAAATGTCGCAAAAAACCAGATATACCAGATGACATACACTGTTGCTAGCGATCTTTATCGGATTATGCTAACAAACAAAAACACGGTTGGTACTAAAAAGGAGCTTGATGCGTTGTTTAACTACAGCAACGACTGTTTGACTAAGGTGGCCGAGGCATATAGCTGTAAGGTTGAGCTTTACAAGATATTGTAGGGATGGGTCGGCATAAAGATTGTAGGCGGTCTAATAGTTAATGTCGTACGATAAAGTTACACAAATACTTTCAGAATATAACGGCGTTATGCTTGATTTTAGCTACGTGAAGGTTAGCAAGTTGCCACGAATGCCACGTAATCTTAAAGTGTTAATATGTAGTTTTTCTAGTATAGAAAGTTTACCACCTTTGCCTGACGGCTTAGTTGAGCTAAACTGTATAGGCTGTACAAAGCTTAAGCGTGTGCCTTATTTGCCCCATAGTTTAAAATATTTGGCGGTATGTTTTACGGATATTAAATGGTTGCCTAGAATGCCAAATGGTCTGGAAAGTTTGTGGTTTACGGAGACGAAGATTCGCGAAGTTCCGGTGTTTACCGAAAGCGTTAATGATTTTCGGTGCGATGATTGTGTGCATATTAATGCGGAAATGAAGGAGTCGAATTTGTATTTTTTGCGATCTATATTACCGGGTCTTAGGAAATATACAATAAAAGAATATTTTGAAAAGAAGGAATTTACTGATTTGATTGACTCTGAACAACGTATAAAGATGCGTAATGGATTGATACAGCATGAGTTAATGACAAGGGTATTTCAGAAAATGGAAATATAGACTACCGGCCAGTACCTAAGTTAAGTACACCATTTGGGTGTACAACTTCGTACGGCCGTAGCTGTGAAGTACCGCACAGTTAAGTACACCCCTCTGTAAGGGGGTGTACAAGGGTGAGCTGGGTTGTTTGATCTGAAAAATTTAAGGTATTTTATAATTTATATTATGTAAAAAACTACAAAAT